TTACACCCGCCTGTCATCCGTGTCTGCGCTGTTGATGAAGTACGTCACCCTCCCCATTACCTCAACTTCTTCAGCCGCGGCCCCCTCGATCGCCTCGCCGTCCTCCGTGATTAACGCTTTCCCCATGAATCGTGCAAATTGTGTCTGCCCACCACTGAGGATCAGCAGAACCTGCCCCTGTACCAACCGAGTGACTGGCTCGATAACAGCGAAACCGGATGACGTTTCCATTACGCGGCTGTCGATGCCTATATTGCAGATGGTTTCGGGTGAGAGCCTGCGCTCTACATAGTCGCCCGCTGGAGACACGAATCCCATTACAGAACCCTCCCCATGTTGCGGAGCATCCAAAGCCGATTCTCGCTATGGTCCGGAGTCTTGTCGACGAAGAAATCCTGATACCGCTCTATCCAGTCATTGGCGTCGGCCTGGCTGAAATGCCAGTTTCTCGCGCGCAATTCACGGATGAAGTCATCCGTGCGTAACCACTGGTAGCCTTTAGGGTTTTGCTGTATTGCAGCGACAAATGCGCTGTGAATGTCTGATATGCGGGGCATGATCTGTACTCCATTTTACTGTTTTTATATACAGTAGTTTTAAAGAGGGTGCAGATCAATGTGGCGACGCCTATTAATGCCGGGCGCTGAACTTACCCCCGCCCGTTAAACATCTACGGTGGTTTCATCTTTAACCAGCGAATAGGCCTGATCCCATATTTCTTGAGAAACGTCGATCACCGATGACACCTCACTCTCCCACAGATAACGCCCGCCGCTACGGAACGCCTCTTCACTTTCATATCCCCGAAACAGGAAATGGCTACTAACTCCGTGATTGCTGATCTCTGCCGAGTTAAGCCGAATGTAAAGCTCGGTTTTTCTGCCAAGAATGTCGGTAACTTTCTTTTTAATAGCCATCTTTTTTAAGCCTCGATTGCGCCAAAACGTTTGAAGACAGCCGTGCTGCCTGCATCGCCAGCTGTTGTACACACCCAGCCAATAAATCCCGCTACCGCGGCAGGGATGTAGGTGATATCCCCGCGCCTGTATTTTCCTGTGGATGGGGCGTTAATAGACCCGCTGTACATCTGTGTTCTTGGGGTCCATGAGTTGTTGTGCTGCACTATCTGGAGGACATTGGTGCCCTGAACTGGCGTGGTGACATTTGCCCCCACACTTGAATCAGAAATAGACCCGCCTGCGGGGCCGATAAAATATCCCCTTGAGAGCCCGGAAATATTATCAACGTGGCTATTTTCAATGGCTACATTCCCGTCAGGAGTGTTGGCCTGAATTCCGTAATTAACGGCACCATCAACTAAGAATTTCCCGCGAAATGCTTTACAAGCCCCCGCAGCATAGACGCCTCGCCCACTTGCACCGTTTACTGCGAAATCAACATCAACGGATTCAGCAATGGTATCCAGCACAAGACCATCACCCACTGTATTCGAGATCCTGCCAGAACTTTTTACGGTTCCGTTCTGCGTGAACTGGATACCGACCACATCCTGGTTAGCCACGCACAGAAAACCGGTTTCCACGTCTTTCACGTTACGGATAACGATGCCTGCAACATTACTCGCGAGTCCTTCTTCATTCGCACCCCCGGCGATATCACACTCCCCCAGCCGCAAAGATGCGATCTGATTTGTCAGAGTTGTCCCTACGATTTCTATCTGTGGGTTAGTGCCGCCTCTGGCATAGACATCTCCAATGTAAACACGTGCGCCAGTGCCGCCTGTTCCAGGCGAAACCTGTACTCCGCGCTTGCAGTTAAGCAGGATTGCTTTACCCACGTGATAGGTACCGATTGTTGCTTTCGCCCTGGCTGAAATGCTTTCGCATAATTCACCATCAAGCAGTTCGATATAAAGGTTCTGTGCTTCGCCGTATCCATCAATCGCACCAATTCCGTTGCTGTTCGTGTAATTAGCACCGTTGTAGCTCAGGTTTTTCCGCCCCATACCTCGAAGCACCGTTCTGCCCAATAGGTAGATAGAGCCGCCACCAGCATTGGCTGCAGTGCTGAAGTAAGTGGCCCGTATGCCTACTGGCGCATATCTGCCGACTGGAGTTGGAGCGCCGGAATATGTCATGCGTACGTTAGTACCGTATAAATCGACATAATCCATCATGGTGATGTAATCAGGGCTCCAGCCAAGCGCCGTTGGCGTCGCAGGGTCATTTCTGCCATAACCATAAACCGTGTCAGTGAAAACAGGGTTGTCCAGTACAACCTCTGTCTTGAATCGACGGTTGATATCATCTCCGCGAATGAGCAGATATCCGGATGTCCCGTTTTTAAAGGTTGGCCGGATAAAGGAGAATCGGCAGTTTTTTGCCGTAGCGGCATCAATGGGAGCATAGCGGAACGCCCAGCCAGCGGGTTCCGTCGTTGCATCAGGTCCGGTATAACCGACCTGAGTAACCGGCTGATTTGCGCTGTTGCCGTCAAATGTCGCGTCTATAAAGGTAATATTTAACCCATCAGCAGACGGCTCGAACCCAGGAACGCCCGCCGCCCAGTAGCTCTGCCTTACGTCGAGTCCGGGAGCGCGCTTAAATACCGTGCCTTTTTCACAGATGAAGGTGATATCTTTCGCCAGCTTGACGTTAGAGATGATGTACTCGCCTTTGGGGACGTAGTAAGTCCCGCCAAGTGCCCCTGCTGCGTTAAGAGCTGCAGTAGAGTCTTGCCCTGCTACCGCCCCACCGGCCAGTGAAGTGGCAGTAATGGGGGTGATCGTACCGCCAACTAAACCCGCGCCGGAGGGCTTTGCCAGTTCGGAACGCAAAACAGCATCACCAACACTTAGCCAGGCGCCAAGGCTGACACCTCCGCTGTTCGCTGGCGTCGATCCAGAAGGTACAATTTTTGGAAATACACCATCCCAGCGGTAATACTCGCCGGTAGTGGTATCCCGCAGTACCTGATTTGGTAATGTCAGGGTCGCGCCAGCCTGAAACGAATCCAGGGTGATATAACCGAAAGCAGCAATGGCGGCCTTCGCCATAGTTTCCAAACCATGCCACGTATGACGAGACTGTCCAAATCGGTCCTGCCAGATTGCAGCTGTGATGCTGTTGATAGCGATGTCGAAATTCTGCGCGTTGTCGAACATATCAAACGGGCTGGTCGACCCCAGCGGATTCATCGTTGCGTATTTGGTCATGCTCGCTCCGGGCATAAAAAAACCCGCCTTAGCGGGTGATTAAATTTCTAAGTTTTACGCGACATCGCCAGGGTACGTGGCATCGTCGTATTGATATTTATCAGGATGATATTGAATGGCTGTTACGCTGCTTGTACCGTTGCTACCAGGTGCGATCTCCCCGACCAGCGCCTCATATCCCACTCGGGAAGAAGAACAAAACAAGAGGCGAGGCAGCTCAATGTACGGGCTGTCCATTTCCCATTCATCTGGCGCCAGCGCGGCGCTGTATGGAATACGCAGCGTGTAATCGTCGACTCTGGTCGGTACCAGAAGTGCGGATGCCCGACCATCCTGGTGGCGGATCACCACTCTGGGGTTGGTAAAGCTCCAGTCTGGTGGCTCGCTAAGCGTGAGCGTGATTGCGCTGCTATCCCAACTCCTGTCGGTGATCAGGCAGCTCAGCGTTTGGCTGCCAGGAATGTCATCAGCCAAAATGATGCGGTCCATAAACTGGTAGCAGAGCGCATCCATTTCTGTACTAGTCGTGTGCTGCAGACGCTGCAGGCGGTAACCCAGCAACCGACGCATGCCGATTCGGTACGCTCTATCCTTATCAATCACCCCTTCAAGTTTGTAATCCTCTACCTTTACTGGTGTCGGATTGCCGGGCAGCCGGCACTGAACGGTTTCTTCTGCCCACGTCGAGCCGTTGATATAGGTGACATCGACCCCGTCATAATCATCCTGACTCGGCGCCTTAAACGCCGTCTGAAGTTCTTCGGTGGTCTCCTGCGGGGTGATCATCCCTGTCCAGTTTTTCACTCCCTCCCGTCCGGCGGAAACCAGGCCATCTGACAGCAGGAAGTAACCCATCCCCGCCCCGGTGATGATCTTCAGTACTTCCAGGGCTGATTTGCTGTCACTGGTTGCCCAGTCAAACGTCTCGCCGCGGGGCGTCCAGTAATTGCGCTCCAGAGCATCAATCGCGCCCCGGTCAATCTGGTCAGGTTTAAAACCGAGTGATTCAAGAACGTGGTACAGCGCACCGCTTATTGTGCGTGAGGAATGCCCATTATAAAGCCGGGTGGGTGTAACGTTTATGCGTCGATCCGATTGCGCGGCCAGGCGGTTGCCTGTCCGAACAGTCAGCGCCATCGTTGTGATTCCCGGATAACGACGCGGGCGCGACGACAACCTGGAGCGAAGCGCCTGCCAGAATACCTGATCCCGCGTGCTGCCACCGGCTACCGGCTCCTTTCTTCTCATGCGGATTTCATACTGTCCTGCCGGAACAGCGAATGCCCGGGTAAACCCTATCTGATTTTCCGTTTTCCTCCACCAGGATAGCCTCTGCTCAGTCCACTCTCCGGCAGTTGCTGCATTTCGGTACTGGATGATTATCTCAACGGTCTTGTTCTTCTTGTTCCCTTTATCGCTGTACTTAACCAGTCCGTTCTGAAAATTGAGGTTCACTTCAAACCGGGTTGTGGTTTCACCATCAGGACAAACGAGGAACGGACCCACCCAGTCATAATCGTCATTTACACCGGTAATACTGGCATCCAGTAACGTTCGGTCAGTAAAGCCCGGCCATGCACTGTCAACGGTTACCACTTCAACTGTCGCGGGAGGAATGCCCTGCTGTACCTGCGAAATTAGCACACGTTCGACTGTAATGCTCTGGCTGTCTATGTCAGTAATCCGGTACTTGTTGTCGGCGTAGCCTATAGAGATACGTTGCGTACCCGTTGGGATCCCTGTAAACGGCTTTCCGGTTGCGCTGCTGTAGGCCAGCGTAATATGGGCGCGAACTTCGGGCGTCCCTCCAGATGATTTAACGCCTGGTTTGCTGATGGGCGAACCACCAAAAGCTGCCGCTGGCAATGTGCTATGGGTAATCGTATCGCCTGAAAAAGGACTGGCAGCTTCAGCAATTTCGATTCGGCCCGAGTTATCACGCGCGATCAGGCCGGAGCCTGTTAGCTGGGACGTTATCGTTGAAACAATCCCGCTCATTGTCACGTAATTTGTCAGCAGCGACACCGGCCATGTTGCTCCCTGCCAATTAATATTGAACGTCACCGGCGCTGTGGAGAAATCGTAAACCGAAGGGGCAGCACTGGCCAGAACACTCGCAGCAGATCCGCCAACACCTGGAACAGCAGCAACACCTGGGGTGTAGCTCGCTATAACGAGATCGTAATCGGTATTATTGAATCCCAGACTAACTGGCATACCTACCACTGGTGATAGCTCGTCCATTTCACCGTAGATTACGTTGTACCCTCCGGAGTTCGATACGGTCCAGGATGCAGGAGCCTCAATGGTAATGATTGTGCCTGCTGCCCATGATTCTGGTACGTTAGCATCGTCATCGCTGCTGCCCGTTGATATGAGCGTGACGGTGTTGCCACTGACCAGTACCGCGTCCGCGCTAATACCGACAGTTTGCGGACCACTCGAGCCCAGATCCAGGCCAGCGGTGCCTGATGTTGTGTTTCCAACTTCGCCGGAGTTATACCAGTTCTCTGTCCGGCTGTCGGAAGAAACGTCCGCTCCGGGTGGATAGATGGTGTAGGTCACATCATCACCGAAGGCAGAGAACGGTGTGTTACCTATTCTCATATCAGATTTAGGCAAAGAGACGCTTCCAACACCGATGGCGACGAACATGCTGGTAACGAAGCTGGTTTCGCCAACGAAGCGGCTAACCGGCTGCGTAATATAGTCCGGCCAGACGCGGTACCGACCAAAGATTTCCCGTATCGGGTCACCGAGTTTTGCCATGTTGGCTTTCGCCGGGTTGAGATCGAGCTGGTCACCGCTGCCTGGCTGGCTGGCTGCACCCGTCTGCATGGTGCTCATCATATAAAGGGAGTACGCCGCAGAGGCGACTGCAACAGCAACAGCGGCCCATAGCGCAATTTCCACACCGGTGCCGTAAGGCACCGGATACATCCGGACATCACTGTCAGGGCGAATAGTGCATATTGGCCACTCAGCTGGCGGAACAGGAACACCGGCAATTTCCACCGCTATAGGGTGCTGCTGCTCTGGCGTCCATCCCTCAACGTTCTGTGCAAACCAGGCGCTGATCGTCAGCGTTTCATGATGGTGGGTTTCCAGCGGCTCACCTGGCAGCCGGGAGGGATAGATTCGTATCGTCACTGATAGTACTCCACGCGGACAAAGCGGCGCGCAAACCGCGCCAGCGGCAGGAAGGTCACGTTAGTGCGGGGATTACACTCGGCAGCATACAGTGCGCCATCAATCTCCACGACGATCGCGACATGCGTCACCACAGATCCTGAATAGCAGGCAATGCCTGCGCCCAGCACAGGCTCGCAGCGCTGCAGGTCGGTCATCAGCCCGCGCGCCTCGCGATCGAGGCCGTTATCATCCTTTGTGACGCCGGAGAATTCAGGCCACAGCGCCAAACCCAGATCACGCCGGATTTCGTTTACGATGCCAAAACAGTCAAGCTGGGGGAACGTGCGCCCGCCTTTCTGCCACTCGACAGAACGGTATTTGTCAGGATTGAACATAGCGATTTCCTACTAGAGGTAACGAAGGCCCGGGAAGTCCGTCAGCGTGTAGCGGTATCGTGGCCACGACGTGTCGAGAATATTCATGTAGCCAGCGGTAATCTGCACCTCTGTTGCGGTCCAGGAACCCTCTTTTATCACCAGGGTGAACGGTGGTGACGCGGGGGCCGACAAATCAGTGGAAACATACCGACGAAAGGTCAGAGATGCATTGCTGAGGTTGTCGAGGGCATTACGGATTGCAGTCGACACCACACCATCGATATTGCTGATGGCAAATTTCAGGTCCTGCGTGCCGTCAGCGTTGCGCGCCGGCAGCGCTATCTCTATGGCGGAACCAGTGAAGGTGGCAGAGGTGCCGGTTTCAAGGGTAACAGTCATATCGTCCCATCCTCGGGTCAGCCAGTAGCTCTGGCCGCCAACGGTGATCTGCAGCGTATCCAGGATGACTTCATCACCGCCGGATGCGTAAAGCCTGTTGAGAACTGCGCTGGTCATGCTTCTGGCCACTCCTTATTCAGGGCCAGATCGATAATGTCCGACCCGGCCACCAGCTCAGGGAACAATCCCCACCCAGGCGGCAGCAAGGGCCGCTCCCACAATTCAAGCTGCGCGCTGTAGCGCCAATATTTTGGAGGAACCAACGTCGGCCCCTCATAAATGTCGGTGAAACGGCATTTGTACGTTTGCTGGCAGCCCAGCGGGGTTTGCAGTCTCATCAGGAACCATGCGGCCCCATCCGTTAGTGCATCACGAAACCAGGACTCAAACAACTGGGCCTGATTATGCTTCGTGAAAATCCAGTTCACGGTTGCGATGGTTGGCGTTGAGGTGTACTTGCGGCGCTGCCGGGCGCGACCGGACGTTGTTTCAGTTCGCTGTAGGGGGCTGACAGGTTTGAAGCCATATCCATCCTGCAGCGGCATTGGCAGGTAATCATGCGGGTAGACAATGTCTGCCATTATCCTCTTCTCCGGTTCGGGTAAATGGACTGCAGCGCCCGGCCAAAGTCCCCGTCAGGTTTGATAACCTGGGCGGCCATTTCTTTACGGATCGAAGCTGCTAATTGCCGGTTTCGCTGGTCGATAGCCATTAACGTTGCGTCGTCAGGTTTGCCGGTGAATGAATTTTGGATATGGAAAGTTCCGCCGGCAGAAGCCTGCCGGGACTGCTGCACCCTCTCCAGGGTTGCATCCAGCTTGGCCGACGTACTGGCCGTTACCACGCGCTCTCCCTTTTGCAGTAGCCAGGTGCCAGTTTCCGGCACCCTGTCGATGCCATCGTGCGCCATGCCGGCGAGTGTCTGCCCGGCAATCATGGCCACCGACGCGTAACCCACTGCACGAATTGCCGTGGCCGCCGGGATCCCCATAATCATGCCACCTTCAGCCATAGCCTTGGTCGCAGCCAGTTCGGTGTTAATCACGGCCTGGGCCATTGCGGCCGCCTTGCTGGCGATGAACAGTGTTTTGTAAGCGAGACTGCCTTCCTGCCCGATGCTCTGCAGCAGCTGCGCCGACTGGCCAGCGAGATCTGAGAACATGGAAAGGCTGGCTGATGTGTAACCGGCCTGAATATCCTCAAGCCGTGTGGCGTTCGTCTTATTAATTTCAGCAACACGGTCGGCATAGGTTTGCTCGTTGATCTCTTTCTCATCGAGCAATTTTTTCTGCATTTCAAGTTGAGTAGAGTGCCATTTATCCAGTTCTTTTTGCGCCTCCGCAACCCGGATTAGTTCGCCACTCGCGCCGCCGACAGACGCATCGATACCACCGAACTTGGGCGCTTCCTGAACCGATGCCTTGGAGATGCGCTCCATGGTTTTACGGTATTCTTCAGTCGCAGGCGCAGCCTCCCGCAGCAACTTGATACGTTCCTTGGTAGTGTTTAGCAGCGCCTCCTCTGGCTTCAGCAATTCTTCATTCAGAGATTTCAGACGTTCAACCGCATTGAGGTGATCAAGCGCAGCGGAGTTACGCAGCAGTTCGGTCTTTTGACCTTCGGTTAAAGCGGCTAACTCACCTCGGGTAACCTGGTATTTGGTTTTGGCGAGATCAGTGCTTTGACCGGATAGAGCGATCTGCTCTTGCTGCTGGCTGATGAGGCGCTTGTAGGTTTCTTCCAGCTTCTCAGAAGCTTTTTGCTCGTCAGATTTGGGGTTTTTTTTCTGGGGTTTGCTGGCCTCGTTATTGCGCCAGGCTTCCAGGCTTGTGCCGATGTAATTCTGTCGGGCAGTCTGGAATTCGGGATCGCTGGTGAGGCCAAGAGCATCAGCAGAAAAACCAAGGCGCGCTCGCTCGCGCGCTTCGCCTTTGAGTTTTGACAGCTCAAGATCCTGCCTTGCCTTCTCTAACGCATCCGCCTGTTTGCCGCTAATTTCAGCCTGTGGCATTCGCATCGGAGCGGCGGCAAGCCCCTGCCGCGCGATCAGTAAACTATTGCCCAGCCCCAGCAGGCGGTTAAATTCAGTATGCTGACCATTCATTATCAGCAATGACTGATAGGCTGCATTCTGCTCCGCCGCCTGCTGACGTATCAATGCGACCCTGCGATTTTCAAGCCCCTCAAGCACACTTTGAATGTCCTGAGATTTTGCCTGCATCTGGCCCAGTCGCTCTTGCTCGACTGCCAGAGCCGCGGTGGCATTTTCTAACCCCCGCGTGGCTCTTTCTACAGAGGTTAAATGGTTGATCATGAAACCACCGCTGGTTGTCGGCCCAGGGTTGGCTAGCACATACTGATAACCAGCAATTTCTTCTTTGATGCTTCTGATTTTTTTTTCTTGCTCACTAACGAGACGATTTTGCTCATCGAGTGCCTGGCGGGTTTTACCCTCATTATCTGAGGCATCAGAAAGCGCCATACCACTAGTTTTGCTTCGAACCTCATCAATGGTGTTCGCGTATTCCTGGGCAGAGCGGCGCGCTTGCTCCTGATTTTGATACAGTGTGTACCATGTTGCGGCAAGCGTAAGAACCACTCCAACAGGACCTCCAACCAATCCCGTCAGACTACCAAGAAGACGACCGCCAATTGACGCGACCGAGTTCAAAGCCGTCTGCGCAGCTGTTCTTGCAGCAAGGTTTCTTGATAAAGATGCCTGTGCCAAACTGAGTCTTTTTTCTGCTGCAGCCTGAGCATCTGTAGCTCTGGCGGCAACAAGCGCCTGTTGAGCTCTGTACACCGTTGCCCGTGCCCTCGCAGTTGAGACCTGCGTCCCTCGCAGTTGAGCCTCAGCCAATGCAACTTCACTTCGCGCGGCATTGACCAAGCCAACTGTAGCAGACGTGGCACCAGAAACGAGATTGCCAAAGAAGCGCGCAGCACCAATAGCCACCAGCGCTCCGGCAGCAGTTGCAACCTCATCGATATTTTCAGCCAGCGAGTCGAGTCCGCCGGCAAGAGAACTGGTTGCACCGCTCGCCTGGTTGGCACCACCAACCCAGGCCATGAAGGCGTTTTCCACACGCTGCGCGGAAGCCGCGACAGTAGCGCCCATCTGGGCACCTTCAGCTCGCACTTTTGATAGCTGACCGAGCAGAGCTGGCATAACAGTGTTTGCCGTAAGCTGTCCTGCCTCCGCCATTGCGCGCAACTGCCCAACGTTAACGCCAAGGCCATCAGCCAGCGCCTGGGCGAACCGCCCACCATTTTCCATGATGGAGTTGAACTCATCGCCGCGCAGAACACCGGAAGCCATGGACTGGCCAAACTGAGTGATCACCGCGGAGGCCTCGCTCGCACCAGCGCCAGAGAGACGGAGCGTTGTGGCCACCAGCTCAGTTACTTTTGCTGTGTCCGCCGCTGTATAGCCCAGTTGACGCAAAGACGATGACATACGCGAAAACATGTTGGTGTTCGCCTCAACGCTCGTTCCCGTGCGCTGGCTGATATCCATCAGGATCCGCTGGTTCTGAGTGAACTCATCGGCACTGCCCGAGGCAAGTTTCAGGCGGCTATTAAGTTGCGTCCAGGTATCGGCATAGTTGATCAGCTGTTGGGTTGCGAACGCACCAGCAAAAGCCCCACCCAGACCCATCGCTGCAGATTTTGTTTCATTAAGCTGGGCTGATACTTCTGCCAGCGCACGACGGGTATCTCTCGAAGCTGACGCGGCCTGTCGCCCGCCATTTTGCATGGTTTTGTAGTAATCAGCCCCCATGCGCGAGGCGCGCGCAATCTCCGACTGGAATGACTGAGAGTTGGCAGAGATTTTAATTATTAGCTCACGCAGGGTTGCCATGGGGCCCTCCAATAAAAAAGCCACCTAATGAGGTGGCTTGATTTGCTATGTTGAGTAATTTATTTGATGCACTCGGAGATAGAGCTAACAATATTATCCAATGACATAATTGCTTGATATGGCCCCGCCCCCTCCCAAGTTCCTATATCAAAGAATCCTGTGTTGGGAAAAGCCCCTGTTTCAGTTTGTGCCTGCTGGATATTGCTGAATGTCAAATCAATCTGCTCTGATCGAGGTATTGCATCAAGAGTAAATCGAACAACTCTTTTTATTTGAACAATTCCCCAATCGAATGAGTAGGAAGTATTTCCTTGAACAATAATAGCGCCGGCATCACCCACAGATTCAACAACACCACCGCCATTAACAACTGTCTTACTACCAATATTGTAATAATTACCTGTATATGCGCCAACAAAACTTTTGGATGCATCAGATAAAATTACATCTCGATTAGATACATTTCGAAGAACACATATTTTTATTTTATCCATTGAGGCTTTATTAGTGTTTATTTTAGTGGTGTATTCCTTCAGAAATTCACGTTGCCCATTGTGTTGAGTTTTTAAACCAGTGACGCTGTTTAGCTTAGCATCTCTTTGCTGACCCGCAGTGCAGCCCGCCAAAAACAAAACGGCTATGATACATATGCATTTTTTCATTTAAAAATCCCTATCAATAAAAATGCAATATTAATTGGAGCGTGAATTATTGTCACTAAGTAGCGCTTAGAAGTGCCTTTTCCAAAGCCTCAAATGGATCTTGTTTATCATTTTCGTCCACCGAGCCTGACCACTGGATGACCGCCTCGTCTATCGGAACTTTAACGCCCTGCGCCCCATAGATTGCCGAAACGAGCTGAGCATTATGAATGTCGCCCCGCACATCACCGACCGGGCTGATACGGTCGTATTCAGCCCACATCAGTAATTCACTGGGAGCCATGGTTTGGCGCAACTCCGCCAGGGTACGCCCCATCCGCAGCGCCAGCGCCATCAGAAACTTCATGCCCGGCGTTGCTACTTTTTTTTGGCGTCGTCACTGCTGGTTATCAGATCCAGAGCCTGCTTCAGCAGTCGGGAGTGAACCGGACCGTATACGTCCTGCACCTCTTCGGCATCTTCAGGCGTAAAAACAGGCTCCTGATTTTCGTCACAGACCACATCGATAAACAGCGTCACGTCGGCGCGCAGGTTACGCATGGCCTTCTCGGAGACGGAAAGCTCTTCATCGCTCTCTTTAACGATCTCCTGCCAGCGCAGCCAGGCTTCTGCTGATGGTTCACGCAAAATTACCTGGGCGTCGCCCCACTCTTTTACGGATTCAGTTTTGTTGCGAAAACCAGACAGTCTGGCCAGAGCCAGCTCGCGAATATTTTTACCCATGGATTTTTTCGCCGGTTACCCGGCGCTCCGGTTAGCTAATTTCGACGTCACAAACAGTTGAAACAATGGTCGCACCCACTGCATCGGTTACGATCACCTGACGGTGGCCGCTTTCGTTCGCCTGCGCGTTATTGAAATCAATGGTCGTTGTGGTGTTGCCCAGGCCGGAATGCGCGCCATTTTTGTACCAGTCGAGTCGGTACGGCGGCACGCCCCCGGTAACCACTACGCCAATAGAAAAGTTGTCGCCAACCGCGGCGGTTTTTGTTGCAGGCAGATCGGTAGTAAACGCCAGAGCAACAGCTGGCGGCGCCACGATGCGGGTCGGCTTGCCTTTCAGGCGTAGCGCGAACGTAGCGGCGACAACGCCGTTTGTACCTGAAGACCACGTGTGTTGGCGAACTTCAGCAAAAAACTGGAAACCGACACCGGATGGAAAAGTGATACGGAAACCATACACGGTGTCGTTGTCGTAAGCGTCACGCAGCGCTGCCTGCCCTGGGTTTTCTTTGAAGTTCCCCGAGAGTGACATCTCAGAGGCAGCAGCCAGGCCATTGATATTTTCCTGCTCGTCAGAGCACAGGGTTGTAACGTCAATATCCTGCTTCTGCCCCGCGGTGAACTGCGCCTCTTTAAGCGTGCAATTCAGCGGCAGGAAGGTGGCGGTATCTACCGTTACGGGTGTGGCGGGTACCGAAGTGATCTCTATCTTCGTACCCTGCGATTTCTCATACTGAGAGCTCATTGGCTGTCTCCTGAAAATAAGAAACCCGCCGAAGCGGGCGGTTGTGAGTCTGTGGGATCACCAGGTTACGCTCGCCTCAAACGTGGAGCGATAAAGTCGGGAGTCTGGCTCGTAATCCTGATATTTACGGATCTCGGTGATGCCGAGAGGGGTAAGCGCCTCAATGGCAAGGCGACGGAGTTCCCGCGCGCCGTCCACCGTTAACGCATAAACATCGATCTGAATGGTGGTCATTGACTCAGCGGTGCCACAGAACACATCAGCAGAATTTTCCTGCGGCAGTGAGAAGACCAGCCAGGGTGGTGAGATCGAGACATTCCCATCCGGCGCTAAAGGTGCGACGTACGGGTAAACCTGTCCGCCAGCCAGGCCGGAAAGCGGCAGATAAAGATCAGCTTCAGTCATTTGCTCAACACCTTATCGATCGCCTGATTCATGCGCTGAACAGCAGCTGCATAAGCTTCATCCTCCCGGGCATCATAAGCGGGCCTGATGAATGGATGAGGTGCCAGTTTGGACGTGCCGAGTTCCACAAAGCGCCAGTAAAAAGCGTTGCGCGGGTTGGACGCCTTCATCGTATTGTCGCTTCCACCGGTTCGGGGATTAACGCCTCTTATATGGACACCAGAAGTGATCTCCCCGCTTCGGCCACGCTGTGTTACCACCACTACATTTCGTCGCAGTTTTCCGGTATCTACCGGAGCCCGGTCAATAACCTCCTCACGCAATATGCCAGCGCCAGCCCGAGTGGCATCACGAAGCACTTTGTTGTTCTCAGCTTTGCTCAGCCGGGTGAGGTCGCGGGCAATATCCTCAAGCCCTGAGAAGTCCAGATTCAGATCGATCACTTTTCAGTACCTCTCTTGCAAAGAATTTCCAGTCGAGCGCCCTTCCTGTCAGGAATTGGTTGGCCAACAACGTTAAGCAGCACGCCAGCAAGCGGCCCCGTTAGTATCTTCAGTCGTGAAGCGGCCGATATGTCCTTTCGAAAACGCATCCATACCCTGACTGTTGCCTCAGGCGACTCCGCGCCGGAGGAAAGCTGTTCGCGGCCGCTAACCGCCTGGACTTCACCCCATACCGTTTCGCCATCAGACCACTGCTCAACGGGCTGACCGGAGGGAGATCGGGTGGTTACATAATTCTGAATGGTGACGCGGTGCCGCAGCCTGCCTGCCTGCATATCACCTCCTACAGCGCAATGAACCGGTAAGGTTCAAGAAGAGACTCAAAGCCAAATGGCAGTGTCGACACGATGTTGCCGATGTTCACCGGCTCCCTGTTTTCATACCAGTGTCCGACCAGCAGCATTAGCGCCAGTTTGACGTCATCTTTGATAACCAGCCCATCCGGATCGTTTGTCGGTAGCGCGTCATCATAGAGCTGGCGATTTGTATAGCTCTCAGCCTTACGACGCGCCGCACCGATGTAGATCTCCAGAAGCTGTTTATCCCCCGGGTCATCACCATCAATCCTGCACTGCACTTTGCACTCGTCGATCGTTAGCGCCATTGTCAGTCTCCAGCCCGCAACGGTCTGGTTGCGGGCATAAAAAAACCGCTTACGCGGCATTCGTATTCGCAGTGCTATGAATTACGGCGCTTTACCCACCAGCGCTTTAATGGCTGCGGTGTCTTCCAGCACGCAGTCGAAGCGGTGGAAAGCCAGGAACGCGGTCTGATCGTATTCGGCGTAACGTTCAACCAGGCGCTTCAGGGTCATATAGGAAACGCGGCGAACGATGAAGCGATTAAAATCACCCAGGAAAATAAATTTCTTACTCGCCGCCGCCGCATCAATTGCCTGATCGATCACATACGGAATACCCAGAACGGTCGCCGGGGAACCACCAACAACATCAGGCAGCCACAGCGGGCGTTTCTGATCATCAACCATCTCTTCAATTACCTGAAGCGTACCGTCATTAAATGCCCAGCGGAATTTAGGTCCGCCGCGATATGCCGGATCAATCGCGTGTTTCAGGCTGTTCATTTCCTGCCAGGTGAATGTTGCCGCCGCCGCCGCAGACACGGTCCCAGTTACTGAAGCCGCGAGTCCCTTTGGCTGCAGCGGTGTACCTGCCCCCGTACCCTGGACCAGGTATTTAGCTTCGCCGCGGCCAATGCGCTGTGCAATACGCCCCGCCAGGTATGCTTCAATATCTACGCCGCTGTCCTGCAGCAGTTCGTTAGATACGCGGATGATTTTGGATGACAGCTTTTTGGCACCCAGGACCGCCGTGCCGAACGTCACATCACCTTCACTGGCCGCAGTGTTTTCAGCGAGCAGCTCGCCTTCTTCAGCAGTACCGTCAGAAGTGGACCAGGTAATATCCTGACCGTTCGAGGTATTGAGAATCTGGGCAACACTCGCGATCCCGCCGTAAGCCTTCATCGCATCGATGATGGTATTGCGCATCTGGGTAGGTACGGTATAGCCCCCTTTATCATCAGGAGACGTACCCTGCGCACGCAGCTCTTTAACGGCCTGGCGTTCTTCGGCAGTGAGTTCACCGAAGCCGTGGCGGAGAAGGCGATCAAATGCCGCAGCGCGGCGCTCATCTGCCTGCTTCTCAGGGTTAATCTGGCGCTGACGCTGCTCCGGCTCCTGCTCGTCAACGTAGCTCTGATCGTGACGTCGCAACTCTTCTTCGCGGCCGATTTGTTCGTCGAGCGCATCCAGCTCGTGTTTTGCTTTATTCCACTGAGTGCGCTGCTCTTCAGTCCAGGTGGTGTTTTCAGGGATACCCTCATGCAGAGCACGCATATCGCGGGCAATGGTGTTACGTTTTTGCTTCAGTTCATGCAATTTCATGGTTTTTCCTTACGCGTTAAGAAGAGTCAGCATGCGCTCGCGCGCCGTTCGTTGGTTAATGGCTTGCGCCAGCGCGCCGCTGTCGCGCGCCTCCTGCCAGGCTTTCATGGAGCGAACCCCGGAATCGGCATCCTGATAGGCCGGATAGGTCACCGGACTGACATCAAAGAGCCGGGAAAAGCGGTTAATCTCGCGAATGACGATACCCTCATCGTCCTGGTACCAGTATTCGCCATCGTGGGCGATCCTGAATGCGAAAGACGACTGAGTGATATCGCCGCGCACCATCGGTGCCAGCACCAGATCACGAATGGTCTGGGTGTCAGGGGCCGCGATGTCGTAACGAAGTCCCTTATCATCTACGCTGACGCTCAACGTGCCGGAAGCGCTGCGCCCGAGAATAAAGTTCGGGTCATGGTTAAACAGTCCACGGATATCGTCTCCCAGCACATCATCGAAAGCGCCGGGTTTAATAATCTCGCGGAATCCCCAGAGGGGTTCGGAGCGGCTGTTAAACACCGATCCGTAACCGATAATGCGCGTGGGCTGCTCCCCCTGCTGTTCGGCACGGACCTCACCGCTGTAACAGCGAGTCTCGCGATCAGTCATCGGTTTTTTCCTTTTCGGTTTTGGTGGTTTTGAAATCGTCCGCCGGGTTGGCGGCGTTGACGCTGACGAGCATTTCGTCCAGGCCGTCGACCGGGTTCATATCCTCGAAAGCGCGGGCTTCGTTTCGGCTCATCCAGCCGTCGGTGATCGCAAAGTGATAGAACTGCGCGCGTTCCTGCGGGGTGCCGCGTAACAGGCCCGTGAGGTTAAATCGGACGTAATATCCGGCAGCCAGCTCGGCGCGGGTAAACAGGCGACGGTTAAGTTCCTGCTCCCAGTTCGTCACCCAGGGCATCATCGAGTAGCGAACAAACTGAATGGCCTGTTGCGTGATGTTGCTGAAGGTGGCTTTTTCCAGGTCGTTGATCATGTGCGCCGGCACGTTAAAGATCCCGGCAATCATCGAGCGGTTGAGCTTTGACATGTCGATGATCTGGGCGTCAATCGGCGACACGGTCAGCGCCTTGTAGTCCAGATCGGCGGGCAGCAGCATCGTTTTGTTTTCCTGACTGCGTAACGCCTGGGCTGCTTTTTTCCACTGTTCTTTCAGCCTGTTCCAGCTGGTTTTATCCAACGCTGTTTTTACCGAGACGATCCCGGCAGGTCGTGCATTACCGTTAAAAAAGCTCTCGGTGTATTTCTGCCCGCTCATGCCCATGCCGATTGTTTCGGCATGCTGCATCACCGGACTGAGGCCCATTTTCTGGTTATTCCCCAGCGCCCGGATGTGTATCATATCGTCGGGGCTGATTGCGAAAGCCCCCTCTTCGTTGTAAAGCCCGTAGGTGTACCGGCCGCCGGTATTAATCAGCGTGGTTTCCCATGGCATGCAACAATCAAGGGAGATCACTTCACCGCGGCGGCTGCGCTTAACCCACGTGTATCCGTTACCCCAGCCGAGGATGTGGCGCTGTTTCAGCTCCCGCCATTTGTAGCTGGTTTGCCAGGTGTTTGGCTCATCGTGCACCAGATAAAAAGCCGGGTGATCCCGTGCCGGTTCAACTTTGCCGTTGTGCTTTCGCATGACGTGCAGCGGCATCTGGGCAAGGTTTGAGGACAGGACATAGATACAGGCGTATACCGCGGCCAGCTTCATGGCCGTTTCCGGGCTTACGTACACATCAGCCCGGAATAGCCCGTCGACATCGACTGTCTCGCCGGTAAGTGGAGTTGCCGGGTTCTCCAGTGATTCGTTTCTGAACAAGGCATCAAGAAACACGCTTCCCCCTTCTGGCCATCGCCAGAGCGCCCAGCAGTAACAGGCCGCCGGAGAACATGAGAGCCGGGGCCAGACCAAAACGCAGGTAAACCCCGGACGTGAGCAAACCGAAACCGGCCAGCCCGATAACATCAGCAAAAAGTGATTTCATAGAATTAGGAGGTCGTCGTCCGGATCAAGAGATGAGAGGAAATCGCCAGGCTCTTTGAGCATTGCCCGCCCGATAGTCATGATCAGCGCAACCGCGCCGTCGATTTTGTTTTCGTTCTGCTCTTTGATGGGCTTAACCACATCGTCGTTACCGGGCAGATGCTTGCCAACCACGTTACTGATACACCAGCTCATGATCGGGTTGCCGTCGTGATGAAAGCGGCCTGACTCAATGGCAGCTTCCAGCTCCTTCATCGGGTCAGACATGTTGGTGTAGTTCTGAATGATGGTGACGGGGTTCAGCTCTTCATCGGCCAGATCATGTGAAAGGCCGGTGGCACCGAACGGGTCAATCGGTGATTCACTGACCGGGTTCAGCTTATTCGCCGCCTTCGCCTCTTCAAGGATATAGCGGTAATCCACCTCTGCCCCGTCAGTTACCGTCAGTAACCCCATCTCTACCCATTTCTGAAAACGTTCAGCGGTCCGGCGGTCCTCGTTCTTTTCGACGCTGTATACCGTGTCATAGGGCACCCAGAAGCGCGGCGCCACGCAGTAGTAATGCGTCTTCCCGTCGATTTCACGGGTAAACAGGCGCGCCATGCTGTTCATATCCAGTTTGCGCGCCAGGTCGAACCCAAGCACACAAGGTTGCCCCTCGAACTGCTCCAGCGTCAGGGTCTTGTCTTCGCAGTTCTGCCAGGAAACCAGGTTGAAGAACGCAGCCCGGGCAGCAACCCAGATATTGAGGTGCTTGGTTTTAAACACCCCCGCCTGCCGGGCATTGTTGACGGCACGCTGTTGCTGGCTCAGCAGGAAATCGCGGTAGACCGACACCCCTATATTCGGGTTTGCCTTCTCCAGCACCTTCGGATCGGTCCAGTCGTCGCCTTCATCGACCGTATAAATCACGCCGAACAGCTCCTCGTTGGGCACCGAGCCGTTCAGCATCTCAATCACTTCACGCCGCTTGTCGTAACACGGCCCCTCAATGTTGTAGCCCGCGGTGGTGATAGCCCACATCAGCGGCTGTCGTCGCGCGCCCATACCCGTCAGCATCGTGGTGTACAGCGCGTCGGTCGGGTGTTCGTGATATTCGTCGACTATCGCGCAGTGTGGCGAGGAACCATCACCAGGGTTACCAATCAGCGGTTCGAAGCGGGCACCGTCTTCCGGCCGGTTCAGGTTTGATGCATTGACCTCAATGCCGAACGCCTCCACCAGTAGCGGGGTGCGCTTGCACATCAGGCGCGCGGGCCGGAATACCTCCCACGCCTGCTTTTCCGTCGTGGCGCCAGAGTAGACCTCGGCACCAAACTCGTTATCACAGGTGAAACAGTACAGCGCCACGCCAGCAGAGATGGCCGACTTGCCGTTCTTGCGGGGGATCTCGGTGTAGACCTCACGGAAACGGCGAAGCCTCGTCCCCTTCTGCACCCAGCCAAAGGCGCAGCAGACGATAAAAAGTTGCCACGGCTCAAGGGTGATCGGCATCCTCTTGAATGCCCACTCTCCCTTCGTGTGCGGCAACAGCTGAATAAACTTCGCGGCCTTCTCCGCCATGTCTTTGTCAAAGCGGTACCGGAATTTACGGCTCTTCTCCTGAGCCATATCGTCGATATGGCGCTGACAGGCCTGGATGACATACTGGCACGCCGGGATCTTCCCCCGCACAACGTTGCGGGCGTACTGATTCGCGGCGTTAACGTTGGGGTACGATTTGCGGCTCATGCGTTAATCATCTTCAGGAAAGGGTTGGAGGTTTTCTTCTGGCCGGCGAGCCCGACCAGACGCTGGCGACTGCTGGGGTCGAGGCCCAGCATTGAACCGGTAGAGCTCATCTCCGATTCCTGCTCTTTCTTCGCGGTCAGCTCAGGGTTCTTAATCTTGCCGCCCATTGCGCCTGTTATGGACAGACCTTCCACAGCGATATTCTTTACCGCCCGGCGCCAGAACTCATAAGCGACACACCAGCGCTCAAGCACGGCGAGATCGGTAACGCAGATCAGGCCCTGGCCGCATAACTCTTTTGTGGTCAGTTCCCACATGATCGCCGCAAGCGGTAGATTCTCTTCTTCAAACCAGTCCGGCGGTGCCACGCCCTTGATCGGGCTGAACACCGGCTCTTCTTTATTCAGGGCTCGCTTACCGGGGTTCCCGGCAAGCTCCTTGCGCGCCGTTGGCTTTGGGCGGCGCCCGGAACGCCCCGCCGTTCCAGCCATAAGCGACACTCCTGGTTAAATTTGATTTTTCGCGGGTATAAAAAAACGAGGAGGCGGGCAGTCCGGAAGACGACCGCCCGCAGGGATTTGAGCACCCCCTCCCCCGGTCCGGCGCAAATGGTAACTACTCTCATTTAAAGCGGTCACGCGCCGTCTTGCGGGCGTGGCATGACCAGCACAGGCTTTGAAGGTTGGAGTTGGCATCAGTGCCGCCCTGCGCCTTCGGAATGATATGGTCAACACATGAGGCTGGCTTAGCGACGCCCTGCTTCAGGTGGTCCTGACACAGCCCTTTGTCACGCTTGAGGATCTGATCGCGTATGCCCTCCCATTTTGTGCCGTAACCACGCTGGTGACGAGTCTGGCCTGGCTTATATTGCTTCCAGCCTTCACCCTTGTGCGCTTCGCAGTAGCCTGATGGGTCAGTGGTTGTTGAGCGGCAGCCGCGAACGCGACAGGCTTTTGGTGTGCGTGGCGGCATGGTTACTCCAAAAGAAAAGCCACCAGCGAATGCCAGTGGCTTGTTACGAGGGGACTGCCCAAGGTAATGACATTAAAAAAACCGCCCGAAGGCGGCTTTTGTTAAAGCCCCAAGAGAGGCTTAAAGTCATTTAACTTCTCTGCTTTAATAACCAGCCCGAGATTCATTGTAATTTGCGAACGCACAACTGGTGTGGCGACTGTTGGTACGTCAATAATTTCAATATTCCCGCTAACATTCGTTACCGGACCTGCATACAGCAATCCAAGGAAAATTAATCTCTCACCCATAGCAATACCGTTATGAGTCGCATATGAGCCTTGGTTCATTATATAAACAGGAGAACCGCTAGAACCACCGAAGCAAGCCATATCAATAAGGAATTCAGACTTACCTTTCCAGTTTCCCAAAGGCGATGATGCTGTGATGCCCTTCCTGGTAACAGGTCTATTGTTTACAGAATCCCATAATCCATTTGGATACCCTGTCATGTAAACGTCTTCTATTGGGGTAATGTACCTGTTACCTCGCATCTGGCGATCTGAAAAAAAGAAGAGTTCTGGGTGAATACCCTTCTCCTCCGCCTCACGTAGCCATCCACCTATAGGCATCACACATAAATCTACATCTGTGTCAGGGTGCATAAGGAAAGATTTTTCACCATCTGCAATAGTTAGGTTAAAAAACTTATCCTGAGGATTCTCTTGGCTTGTTATGTTTAGACGTAGTCTTACTTCCGATGCGCCACTAACGACATGCTTGTTAGTAACTAGTAGCGGAATAATATTGTCACTACCCTCTACACTGAAACAGAACCAGAAAGCAGTTCCTACTGAAGTACCGTCAGGAGTATCACTTTCAACTCTTACTGTAGATTTGTAAATATCTTGACTGACTGACATATCTACTCCCTTTTTTTTTAAAATGGGAACCAATCTAGCATCAATCAAATAAGAATTATCTGATCTGTCCGATATATTAGCCAAAGATACAAATCTTCTTCATGGCGGCAAAAAAGCTCCTCTACAGAGAATTCCGTGACTGTTCAATCTTCCTGATGCTGGCCTTGTCAATATTGCACTGACCCAGCGCCGACAGCAGGCTCGCATTCAGATCCAGACTGACCCCGTAGGTCAGCGGGTAGGGAATAGCTGGCTGTTCCGTCTCAGCTGTCAGGTTTGCCGGAAGCGGTACTACCGGAGCCGGTACGTAAACTGTCCGCGAATTGCCGCAGCCGGTTAGCAGCTGCAGCAGGCACAGGCTGACGAGCGCAATCATTGTTCGCAACAGCCACTTTGATATCTGCCTGGGCTCTCTGTGACTCCAGTGCGATCTCGTTCTTTGCATTCTGGTTAGCCTCGGAAATGACGTTGATGATGTTCACGGACTTGATTACGTTGGCGGTGATGGCGTTTGCTGATTCAGCCTGCTGCTCTGCGCTATCTGCCCGCACTTTTTCCCGGCTGGCCTTGTCGCTGTAATACCATGCTGACCAGCACGCTCCGCCGAACAGGCACAGGATGAACACGACGATCGCAATGAGGTAGTGAGGTTTCATCAGAACACTCCCGGGGCTGATGCTGGCGTACCAGGGTTAAGCGGCCCGGCGCCACCGTTGAACAGTTGCGGCTTTTGCTGCCATTCGCAGACTTCGCGCTCAATCTCGCGCCGGGTGATCAGCCCCTTCCACTGCTGACCACCAGCATAAGTCCAGCGCTGCAGCTCTTTGCAGGCACCCGGAACATCGCCAGCATTCAGTTTTTTCAGCAGCGTGGATTTGCCGAAAGCGCCAGCGCCCACGTTATAGGTGAACGAGTAAAGCGCTGCCCGGGTAGTCTCGGGGATACGAATCTTAATCAGCGGGTCGATGGCTGCCGCCACCTTGCGCAGGTCCGATTGGAGCAGAGCATCACACTCTTTGTCGGTGTAGCGGTGGCCGCGGCGAACATCTGCACCAGTGTGCCCGTCGCATACTGTCCAGACGTCAACAACATCCTGATATGCGTAATACCGTCGCCCTTCCAGCCCGTCGGCGTTGCCGAGCATCACAGCAGCAATGGTTATCGCGCCCGATCCGCCCAGGATGGCCTTCACGAGCTTACTTTTCAGCGTCGGGTTCATTCTGACTCCTGTCGCGGCGATTATCTTCGCGGATTTTGAAGTACAAATTCGTCAGGTACGTAAGAACAGCAACAACTATGCCTACCAGCACGCCGATGGCGTTCCACTGCTCAGGGCTGTATGCGTTAAGAATGCCGTTCAACACGCTCCCCGCAGAGGCGCCGTAAGCCGCGCCGGTGGTTATTTTGTCCATTCGTAACATCTCTCACCTCCGATGGTTTCGGGGTGCTGTATGTAGTAAGAGGGTCAGGCTCTCCGGATGAATTAACGACGAGACCTTGATGGGGGTTCCGGGAACCTGAAATAGAAAAGGTCACCAGATGGTGACCTCATATTGGATAATTAGATGATGTGAAGCTGAGCTAGTTAAGAATTACCATTCAAGGCTTTCTTTGGATGCCTTCAGGTTTTCTATGTACATCATATTAATAGTTGAATAGTTGCACATATCTAAAGTTGAGTCGCAATAGTCACTGATCACCCGATCCATGATCTTTTTATCTTTTGCCTGCGTGGCTTGCTTGAACGCGTCCAAGTTTTCACGCTCCATCATGCGCAGAACCGTGTCCTGACACATATCCAGCTGGCCCTCACAATAATCTTTATGGACGCGCTCTTTGATGTATTCGATAACTTCGCTTTTTTGAGCTTCAGAGCCATCGAAATCCATCGGGTTGATAAATTTCGCAAAGGTGGCAACGGGAAAAAAACACAATGCTGTTAAAAGAATCTTTCGCACTCTCAACCCTTACAAGTGAGTTTTTATTGAGATTTTAATTTATCACTTACATCGAGGAAGGGAATTGCTTTCATAAAAAAACCCGCTCGGTGGCGGGTTTCTTTTTGTGTTACTGCTCAGTTCGCTTTAACGTCCCGAGCCTACCACAATTTAAGCACTTTTTTGCTCACTCTGCAACATGAATCTGTCGCTATTTGTGCCGAACGCGTCACAAACTGGAGCGTACAGGATCGATTCTGCCAAACTTAGCCATGTGTCAATGCGGCGGCGGCAAGTTATTAGGGTCCAGTCAGGGTGTTTGGCATGCAGTTCATTTGCCATCTGGAGCTTACTCTTGCGCAATCTATGGCGGTCAACAATGACACCGTATAGCCCACGGTATTCATCGTTCATAAGTACCGATGCAATGGTCTTGTCCACTAATAGGCCCTCTTCATCCGTGCAGAACGCCAGGCCACTTTTATTTTTGCTGTTGAGGATTTCACGCAGGTACGCTTCGAGCTCAGGTTTACTGATACCGGATTTTTTCATACGGCGTAGCGCATCATTGATGGCTGTTTTGGTGATTTTTGAGGATGCAAGCAGCTGATTGAACATGTTGCCACCAGAACCGCCGCCGATATAAGACCAGCGGCCCCACATGCGGAGCTTTCCCTGAATCCAGATGCTTTCGAGAGTGCGCAGGCGAACCATTTCGCCCGCCTTGCCAACTTCAGAAGGGTTAATCATTTTGCGTCTCCACTACGCCAGTACGCCGATAGCCAGCGCACGATCTAAAAACCGAAACAGCAGCGTTAACTGGTCGCCGTATTTCGCTTCAAATGCCACAGGGCCAGCGTGCAACTCGTCGTGATGCTCTCTGCACAGAGGAATCACAAACAGGTCGTGCGCCTTTGTACCCATTCCACCCTGCCCGTGGCCTATCAGGTGGTGGGGATCATCTGCCGGGTTGTTACAGCACATGCACTGCTGCGTCTCAACCCAACGGGTGTACTTCTCATTTTCCCAGCGGCGGCGCTTCGGCTTGAGCATGAAGGATTCCGGGGTATCTGGATCAACCTTCACCGCCACTATCTTTTTTGCTTTCTCCTGCAGTAGTTCTACCGCTGGTAACGATGGGGTTATGTCACTTTCGCGCATCACAGATTGCATGGGTTCTGGCTGTAGTCTCAGCGCCTTGATTGCCATACTTTCCGGTATAACGTCTGCCAGGCCGTTCTTTACCAACCACCAGCAGAACTCTGGCAGAGTAAGCATGTGGTCTTCACTGAAGCCAAGTTGACCGCTTACGGTCTTCAACAGCCAGGATACCAGGTTTTTACGGGCAATGCCTGCCAGCCTTTCAGTGGATTGATCACGCAACTGGTTATCACATCCCCAGCAAAGGAGAATACTGCCGGGTTCGTGGCGCATAATGGTGAATTCGTCCGCGTGCCAGTCGTTATGAGGCCACTGGCATTCTCGTTTTTTCATCAACCAGGCATCAAGAACAGCCAGACCACCAGCACGCTGGATTACCCTGGGGTTTTCAAAAACAGGCAGCAAGCTGGCATCCTCAGCCAGAGGCTGATGGGAATGTGGTAAGGCACCGGATGGCATGTCTGCCAGCTGCTCGCCGGGAGTTTCGATCACTACGCGCCCCTGACGGAACAGCCACATCAACTCGCTTCCGGGACGGAAGAGCACAACCCCGGCAATAGGTGCAATCTCAGGTGTCAGTAAAGCTCTCACGCCATCTGCCCCTTAGCGATATGTTCCGCCCAGAGGCCACCTACCCAGCGCACACCCTTCGCCGTAAATCTTGCTTGGCTGAATGCGTGGTTTGAAGCCACAGATGTTCCCGTTTTAACTTCAAAGCGCCCAGCGGAGATGTGCTGATGCCGAGGCGTCAGCGTTCCGCCGAGACGGTACATGATTTCGTTCTCGATCAGGAAAAGGCGGAATTCAGTCTCTTTGGCTTTAAGCAGTTTTGCCACCTGCCGGAATGAGAGCGAGCCGCTGGCGGTACAGTAGCGATCTACGAATTCGACTTTTGGTGCTGCTGCGGCGAGTTCAAGCGTCAACCTCTCTTTCTGCTCGGCAAGATCAGCAGCAAGACGCAGCGCCTCTGGCAAGGACTGAGGAACGCCCATCTGTTGTCCGCTTTCCAGTTCCTGCCAGCGGTCAACCAGGCGGGCAGTAAATTCGGGGCAGAGCTGCGCAACAATCACATAACTGTCACGCTTATTCACCTGGTAGTGGTGATACTCCTGGCCGTTCTGGGGATGGGTGTACGGCAATGCCGTATACCCCCCAATGACTCCTTTACTCATCAGTCGCTCAATCGTAATGCACACATCAGGGTGGCGTGATCCAACAAGCGAGGCGATGTCCCGGCTGGACATCGTTATCGTCTGGCTGGTGGCGGCCGCGTGATGTGTAGCGCAAAGAGTGAATACAGTTGTCTGGTTCATGCTTATCTCCACTTATCAGGCGGCTGCACCCGCCAACGATTCATGCTTGGTGATCGTGATATCCACCTTTCCACCAGGTACCTGAGGCCCCCACTCCACCAGCATTCGTCTTACCTGACAGTCGTCCTCCCATATGCCAGCATGAGTAAGAGCGTCGAATAGCGCCTTGTTGTAATTGTCGATATCCCGGCGGCGCGCGTCTGGTGGATAGAGAACGATCTCTACCGCTGCTGCTGCCGCTGACGGTTTCGGAAGGCGGCGAAGCTGTTCAATGATGGCGGCACATGCTGCGCTCTGGTATGCCCTGCCCTTTGCGCTGATAAGATGCCGACCTTTAAGCGGCCCGCTGTTCGGGGCGCGCCAGTAGGTGTTTACGCTCGGTGGGAAAGGTAGGATCAGCTTCATGGTTTAACCCTGCGTTCTTCCAGCCAGGCGACTGCCATCTCTCTGGCACCCTGTTCACCGTTAACAAGCGCCTTGATGATCGATGCAGCATCCATATCACATTCAGATTTGAGGACGGTTATTCCCCGCGCCGCGCCAGGCGCAACGGAGATGTAGCCCTTCTTCTGAAGTGATTTCACATGGCCTGCAGCGGTGTTTCCTGATGAGCATCCAATCAATCCGGTAAGCTCTGATATGGTTGGCGGAAAACCCGTACGCTCTTTGTAGAGGTTGATGGCAGCCAGCACTTCACTCTGACGTGGTGTTAATCCGATCATGACTCCACTCCATAGCGCCCGTTCAGGCGACCAATTTCACTGTTAAACTTCACCAGGGTTACGCCCATCGGCTTCACCAGCTCGTGATACTTCTTCAGGATCGGCGGAACAGCAGTATTCCAGCTTGGTTTAGGCTTCTGTTTAAGCGCTTCTCTTATCTCCCGGATGCAGCGGCGCGCAACATCGCGGACTGCATTTTCCTGCTCGGCTGAAAGTTTCATGCTGCACGTTCCTCCGGTTTGCTGATCGACGCCACCCAGGCAGGCAAAAGCTCAACATCAGATGATTCGGCCTGATTACCCCAGTGGTGCCAGCCAGGTGCGCCGCAACGACTGAATAGCTCAATGCGTGGAACGTCACCGTAAAGCATCTCCAGACGGAAGCGGGCCTCCTCCGGTTTCGCGCTATGCTCACCCAGTGGGCTGTAGATAACCTGCTTCACGCTGGCGCTCAGTCTTTCCAGCCCCTTACCACGGGTGGCGATGAGAAGATCCTCGGTGTTGGCTCGGGTGTAGTTGCCGCCGTTCATCTTCGTCTGACCGTCAAGCAGATCGAGGAAGTCGTAAAAGTCCTCAACATTGCCGGATGCCAGCGCTTTGTTGATGTGCTGTTCTGCCAGAGGGTTGAACTTCACCCAGGTGAATCCCTTCATGGTTCGGACTTTAAAGCCCCATGCCTCAGCCAGTTCGAAAGCCTCGCGGGTATGGGTGCCGGTGAACCACATAGCCAGAACAGCATCCTCGGCAGCCAGCTCCCAGACAGGAAGACGCTTCATGTCGATAAGCTTCATGGTCCCGTAGTGGTTATTCGCTGCACCATTGCTGATGGTGTTCCCGTATTCCCAGGCTGGATCAGCGTAAATCAGTGAGTATTTCATCAGTGGCCACCGTTGAACTGACCAGCCAGGAACCACTGGCCCTCTGGCTTTGAGGTTGACTTGGCCTGACGAAGACAGCACTGGCGTTCTTTGAGGCAACGTTCGCGCTCGGTGATCAGGTCTGAACACTGGAAAGCTTCAAACCAAAGAGATGCGGCGCGACGGTACAGACCCTTTTCCTGCAGAGCTTTGGCGTTCTTCATCAAATCGGCGGCCCCGGTGTCTACGCGCTGAATCGGCTGACCACATCCAGCTGAAGCATTCACTGCGTAATAACGGTACTGGGAACCAACCAGTTCGCGGGTGGTGAAGTTGAAATCATGCAGGCGGCAGACAGTGCGCTGAACAGAGTCGATGCTGTAATTTGCGAAAGCATCAGCAATCTCTCGGCTGGTTAAGCCAGGATTATCGGCGATGAACATTTCTAGTGTTTTCATCAGGCTCATTAATTTGCCCCCCTGAAACCTGCAGGAATTTGGCTGTAATCGGTGTTTTTGAAGCTGGATTTGAATATTCCATCTTCTCGGGTCCATTCCCCGTTAACACGTTCAGGACGACCAGCATTGTTCCAGTTGTTCGCTGACTTCAAATAACCAGGAAACTTTGACGGCTGGAACAGCGTCTGTGGACGGAGGTAGTCGGACATCTTCAGGTCGTCGCCCCACTTGGCGTTGCAATAATCCACCACCAGCGACAGCTCTTCCACGGTGAACCCTTCGCCGATACGGGCACGGATGTTTTGCAACGAGGTGGTTGAAACCTGATAACGGGAGTTGGTTACGTGGTTCAGGTGAACCAAAACCTGTTTCGCCTGATCGGTGATCAACACATCACGGTCGGGTTGCGACGCAACCGGACAAGAAGGGGTTTTATTCTCTGTAGTACTCTCTGTTGTATTCTCTGTAAGAACATCAGTGCATTTTGACCTGATGACATCGGTTCGTTTTGACCCGGTGGAGCGTTTCACACTGACCTGTTCCATTGGTTCATTTTGACCTGATGGAAGAGCGCATTTTGAACTCCTGGATTTAGTCACTTTGACCTCGTCTAAAAGCTCGCTTTCGTAGTTGATCGTGTAGTAGTTCGTCATGTCGCGCTGGGACTTGTTTAGCTGCTCAATTTTGAGCACGCCGAGGGTCTTCAGGCGGGTGAAGGTGCGCTTCAGAGTGGACTCAGACCAGAACGGGAACTGCTCCAGCCACTGCTCGTTGGTGTTATAAATCCAGCGTACGCCGTCGCGCTCCAGGCCGGAGTTTGTTTCTTTGAGCCAATAGTTCACCTGCTGCAACGCAATCGCCTCATTGAGGCCAATGCTGTAAGCAAGGTCAGGGTTGATCACTATTGGCCGGGATGGCATTAACAGGCTCATGGCAGTCCTTTAACTCTGTAAATTTGCGCTGGAATTGCTCAAGAGGGCTGAAGCATTCATGGTCGTAGCCGTCGCGTAGGTATATGACGCGTCGGGAATCTGGCTCCCACCGGATAACCCGTACCGGGACGCCGTAGTGGTCTCTGAACCTGCGATCAAGCTCTGGCATAAGAACTCCGCTTTACGACGCCACACCCCCACGATTGCAATCGCCCGACTGTGGTTACACGGAACCCAGAGGCCTGATACCATGCGCTCATACCGAAACGACGAGGCCCCATGTACTGGAACGCCACGTAGTTGCGGCAGACGGTGATTTACCGTTAAACTGTTCATGCGTTAGTTTCTCCACTGATACGACACGCCACGGCGCCCGGAGCTGCACACTCGCGGGCGTCACTCTTTTCTGGTGCGCAAAACACACGGAAAAGCAGCGTTAAATGTTCCTGCCACTTAGCCATCACCTGGTAGCTGTTCTCTTCGATTTGAGCGCGTTCTGCATCATCAATAACGCCATCAGCTGTTGCTTTACGCAGATACTGTGAGTGCTTGCCAATCCACTCTACGGATTCCATCAGACGCTGATTGATGTCCCCGTTCTCAACCTCTTCAACATCTGCCAGCGGCACGAAGACGCCGTTTGAATGCCGAGCGATAGCGTCAGCAATGTACGTAGAACCTCCCGCGCGCTGCAGAACCATGGCCCAACCCAGCGGGAAGATCTGATCACCATCGGTACGAAGGCGGTTAAACAAAGCGTTTTCAGTTACACCCAACCACTCAGCTGCTTCGGCATATCCGCCTGGCAATTCAGTAATCGTTTTTTTGATAGCCCCCACCAGCCAAGCTGGTTGCTTATCAACTTTCCATTCAGGTTCTATACCCACGGCTTACCCCTTTTATCTGTGGTTAATATCAAGCTGCTGAATCTGTAGACTTTTGATAAAGGCTAGCGTCGTACTTGAGTTTTCCCTTCGTAATTCGCTCAATAACAAACGCCTGCTTTTGAGGAATTACATCTCCCCATCGACAAACTGCCGGGTGGGAGATCCCGAGAACACTTGCGGTTTTTGAAACCCCGCCAAAGTGGTCAATGACATCTGATTTACGCATGGCTCCTCCTGTTTAATTCACGCCTTAAAGGTAACAAAAGGTACATCAAATAGCAAACAACAGTTACGAGGATTCTATGTAACATTGGTTACATGAAAACAGAGATGAAAGACCGAATCAGATCCCGACGAGTCCAACTCGACATAACACAGCAGACTCTTGCTAAAAGGCTTGGGGTTAGTCGTGTGTCTGTTACCAAATGGGAGAACGGCACGACAAAGCCTGACGGTGAAAACCTCCACCAGCTGGCCATGGCACTGCAAACTAGCCCCGAATGGATACTTTATGGTAAAGGTGCGGAAAAAACTGATGACACCAAGGTTATCCCGTTCCTAAAACCACCTACTGCAGTCCCTATAATCTCTGCTGTACAGGCTGGGATGTGGACTGATACTTATGCATGTTCAAGGCTTACTGACGTGATTACATGGACGCAAACTACGGCAAATGTTTCTGATGAGGTATTCGGTTTGGTAGTTCGTGGGGAGTCGATGACCAATCCCCATGGTTTACCCTCTATCCCTGAAGGATCCATCGTTATTGTTGAGCCTCATTATGGTCAACTAGATGATTTGTACGGAAAGATAGTAGTGGCACTTCTCGATGGCTCTGCGGAAGCGACAGTAAAAAAACTGGTATGGGATAGCCCTTTCGCATACCTGATGCCACTGAATCCAGCGTTCAAACCCATCCCAATAGACGGCAACTGCCGAATCGTTGGGAAGGTAGTACAAATAACCCAAAACCTCTAAGTAGCTAATTTTTAATGCCGGATCATTTACCGGCATTTTTTTTGACCCTCATGGTAACAAAAAGTACATTCCTGGCTTGACCATTGAAGTAACTAAAGGTACATTTAATTCGTGCCACGGTTCTTATTGTTACGCATCTGTGGTGAGCAGTACGGCATATGGCACATGTGTCGTAGCGGTCCGGCAGGGTTTCTTTAAGCTACTTTCCAGGCCGGGTAGCCGGAATGTGCAAGCCAGGCACGAACTATGCCAGGGTCGCTTCACCAGCGTGGCGGTTAGGTGTGACACCTCGGAAGAGACGAGGGTGCAATAGCAAAGCGCATTACACCGGAACCCTCTAGAACCTTATAGTCCTGAGTTGTGGCTACGTAGTATGTCAGCCAAACAGTCAGGCGGGCAGATCGGAGGCAGGTTGGTCAAACGTAGTGTGCTCTGCGTTGTGGTGAATGGCGGGGCTGACCGTCAAACGGTTGAGAAAAGATAAGCAGGCGATACGTTCTAGGCGAGCATAAGGACTGGTCGAACGCGGATGGAACGGGCGGTTACGATATTGAAACACCGCGCCACTGAGCTGGAGTTCAGCACCAGCCACCACACAAGAATCACGTAGCCAGCGTGGTAACCCGTAGTAACGAAAGCTGTGTGTAGTCTTGGCGGTCGGTAGTTGTGAATGTCCTTAATGCCGACCGCCCATTTTCACAGCTGAAAGCGCATTCCTTAATCCATCAGTTATGGGTGACAGGTGTGAAATGCTGGAGTGCGCTTCCAGATGTGCGGAGAACTAACCGGCGATGGCAGTCGCCCGCTTCATTAAGCGCCCTACCCTGGGTGCTTATTAAAGCGAACCAAAATCATTTTTTCTCGCCGTAAGGCGCGGGATTCGTGCAACCAAAATTCAGCGTCGTGCAGGACGCTTATATAACGGAGAAACTAACCATGACGAACGCACAGACCGTCACCGAGTTACAACCACGCATGACCAGAGAGCAGTTGATCGACGCTGCCCGTAAAGCAGCCCCTCTCCTTCCCCCGGCTTATCGCGGGATCATGACCGAACTGGCTAACCGTCTGGACTATACCAGCGTCGCTCTTTGTGAAGCCATGGCACAGCGTAAAGAGCTGGCCACACAGAACGCTACTCTTCGTGAAGACGTAACAAGCAGGGCCAGAGAGTGTGATCGCCTCGAAGAGCGGCTCACCAAAATACCAACCAATATGCACTTACTAGAAGCGCAGCGTGAATTACGTGAACTGCCTGCGCTGGTCATTTGCCTCAATAACGAGGTGGCTCTCTAATGGCTAACTCATTCAAGCAGATGTCCCGCGATGGGACTATCAAGCGCACTGATACCGGGATGTTCATCAGCCTCGACGATATCCACGTTCGCGCAGGTTTCAACAAGCGTCATGACGACGATGAACGAACCATCCAGGCAGACGACGAACTGTTTACCTATCTGATGAACGGTGGTTCGGTTCCTCCATTGGAAGTTATCGCACGTGATGAGGGTGGTGTTTGGGTCGTTGAAGGTCATCGCCGTCGCCGCTGCTATGAGCGCTGCCGCGCTGCGGGTAAACCCGTCGACCGAATCCACATCATGCCGTTCAACGGTAACGATGTTCAGCGCCTGGCGCGGATTATGACCAGCAATAACCAGCTGCCCCTTTCCGATATTGAGCAGGCTGCGGTTATTCAGGAGTTGCACAACGCCTTCAACCAGACCACCAGCGAGATTGCAAAGCTGGTCAACAAGTCAGTCTCTACCGTTGAAAAATTACTGACGCTCAGTACCGCAAATTATGACGTTCAGCAGGAAGTTAAATCCGGGGCCGTCTCCGTAGATGTTGCTGTTGATCGCGTTAAAGAGTACGGCGAAAAGGCTGGCGAGGTGCTGCAGCACGATAAAGCTGTTGCTGCCGCCCAGGGTAAAACAAAAGTTACCCGCAGCGCTATCGCCCCAGAACTCAGTATCAAGAACGCGCGTCGTTTTGTGGAATTGATGGCCCAAGCGGAGATCAGTGACGAAGGTGTGTTCACCATCCAGGGTACAGCGCTGGCTGAGGCCCTGTCCATTATCGACGAATACAAAGCGATTGCTGAGGCACGAGAAACCTATCGTCTGTCTCAGCCAATCCCTTCCGCTGAGGTACGCGGGAAAATCCTTTACGTTTCACTAGGTGGAGAAGAAATCGGGTCGGCTCCCATATATCGCGGCAAAAATGTGAACTTAAACGGTGTAGTCACCAGCCAGTCAAAGGCTGTGGCCCACTTCGTTAAGCAGCACAAACTTCAGCAAGAGGCGAATCATGACAACCAGTAAACCAATGACCGGCGAACAGCTGGACGAATTGATGACCGTTGCAGTTCGTATGCAGCGTGATGCTGAAGTTGATCGCAATTTCCCTTCTGCCAACTTCGCTTATGCAGTACAGGTGGCTGTTCTGGAGCTTCGCCGTACTCGTGAAATTTCCTCGGCGCTGGCTGCGGAGAATGCGGGGCTGAATGAGAAAATGAACAAGCTCGCCACCTGGCCAGGCATCGAGTTTTATTCCTCGGCCTGGGAATTCAACGGTGGGGATGGCGATACTGCTCTTGAATTCATGTGCGACACCAAAACCCCGGCCACCGACGCCTTCCTGGCTGAAGTGCGCGCTCAAGGCGTGGAGTTGTTTGCCCGGGAGATGCACGCAGACATCAGCGAGGCCGATGCTATCGAGTTCGCCGCCAAACTTCGCAAAGGAGCAGCCCAATGACCAACAAACAATCTCATTGGCACCTGGCCAGTAAAGCCAAAGCATCAAAGTTTGTGCTTGAGCAGATATCGTCTTTCGAAGCGGATGAAATTGACTCCGATGATGTTGAGTTGCGTTTTGAAATTGATGGTCGCGACACCGGAACGAATGTCTCCATCGTCGATGAATGCGCCCAAGCAGCCGCCGTCATTGACGGATTGCTGGATGAGCTGGAAGCCAAAGACAAGCTGATCGCCGAACTGGAGTCAGAACGCAATAAGCAAGGTCTACATGCATGCGAATTGTTCGATGAGGTCACGGCCCAGCGCCAGCGGATAGCAGAACTGGTAGCCGCTGGCATTCTCATCCGCATCAACGGGGAGGGGTGATATGTCTTTAACCGTAAAGCAGCTGATCAACAAGCTTCGCAAGATGCCGCCAGACGCGATTGTTATCTGGCAAGACCACGACCAAGGCGAGGATGAATACAACGACTTTGTAGGCAACGTGGCCGAAGTTACCAATGAGATAGCCGCATCTTTTGACCCTGAAGTGCGCGTCGTAGCGCTAAGAGGCTAACACATGAAATTCACCAAAGAGCAGTTGGTCAATCAGGCGCGTGAAGAAGTTGATTTCTGGCGCGAGCGTGACGAGGTAATTCCGTCCCAGCAAACTGCTATACGCCTGCGCCTGGCTGAAATCACGCTGGCAGCGCTGACAGCTGAGCCAGTGTATCAACTCATAAACTACGACTGGTACGATACAACCAAAGACGTTTATGAGAGTGTTGTTAGCGCAGGTGGCAGAGGCCGCATAGTTTACGCAGCCCCTCCAGCGCCGGTAGTGCCGGAAGAAATTAAGCATCGGCTAGGTGGGTTGGATTGGGGTTGGGAGGGCGAATTTAATCGCGGCTGGAACGCCTGCCGCGCGGCGATGCTTCAGGATAAAGCCGAACCACGGCAAGCTGTTCGCATTGAGCATGCAGAATGGTCACAGTCTACGTTTGGCGATGTTGGCCCTGTCGGCCCGCTTAAGCACCTTTCTAAGGAGGCTTTAGAAGCAGCGGCCGAGCCTGGCGACCTCAGCGAGTGGGCTGATATGCAATTCTTGTTGTGGGATGCTCAGCGCCGTGCAGGAGTCACCGACGAACAGATTACCCTGGCGATGATTGAGAAGCTGGCGATCAACAAAGCTCGGGACTGGCCGGAACCAAAAGATGGCGAACCACGCCTGCATATTAAAAAAGCACCGCAGCAGGAGGCCGAATGAGCTACGTCTTCCTGATTATGGTTCTCACTAGCCAGAGCATGAACATGCAGGTCGAGCCAATGGAGAATATGGCTCAGTGTCAGGCAGCCATAAAAGCGCTCGCTATTGCGGAGCAGGAACGGTCCTGGAATGAGACATCGCCGCGCGTTAACAACATTAAGTGCGTGGAGGTGAAGTGATGCCTCCAGTCAAAGTGGTAGTTATCACGGCGGTGATGTTCGCTATTTGCCAGCTCATATCCTTGACCGGGTATGGCTTATGGTGAGCAAACTCAAACAGCGGCGCGTGCGCCGCCTTAAAGCCGATGTCGCCTGGTGGATGGCCGAGGCTGCCGACCTTCATGCCCGCGTCATGGAGCAGGCTGATGAGATAGCCGAACTCCGACGTCAGGTGATTAGGATACCAATGCCGGTGATGGTTCCTAAGGAGATGATCCACCAGCTATATAGAACTGAAACAAAACGATGCCGTACCTGCAATGATGGGCTCCGAGGCGGATGCTCATCGTGCGCATTTTTTAAATAGTAACCGGGTGCAGCCGGTTTAGTGGAGAAAATACTATGAGCGGACAAAGCCAACGTTTTCTTACTCCCGATGATCTCTATCAGCTTACTGGTTATCGTCGCCCTTCTCTTCAGTGCAAGGCTCTGAAAGAGAGCGGTGTATTTTTTGTCCCCCGCAAGGATGGAAGACCCGGCACTACCTGGGATCATGTTTCCAACCCTGCTGGACTTAGGCTGGTAGTAAGCAATCCTGAGGAAGAAGAACCAAACTTCAAGGACATGTGCTAATGCCCAGAGCTCGTAAAAACCCAGAAGATAACTGGATGCCGCCCCGTGTTCGCAGGGGCAAGTCTGCCTATGAATTTCGTACACCAGAAGGCGGAACAGTCAGGCTATGCAATGCCGATTTGACCAAAGCGCAGGTGTGGTCGGCTTACGAAAGTTTTATAAATGACACCAAGGTGGGTACTAATTTTAATGCTCTATGTGAGGACTTCTTTAATTCTGGGGATTTCCACGAGCTGGCAACCGAGACTCGTAAGGACTACAGAAAATACGGTGCAAAAGTAAATGTTGTGTTTGGCAAGATGAAACCAGACAACATCAAGCCAGAGCATATCCGTAAGTATATGGACAAGCGAGGGGTAAAAAGCCGTGTCCAGGCGAACCGGGAAAAGGCTTTTATTTCTCGTGTATTCAGGTGGGCATATGAACGAGGAAAAGTGAAGATGAATCCTTGCCAGGGGGTGAAGCAATTTAAGGAAAAAGCCAGAACTCGTTATGTCACTGACAGGGAATACGAGGCTCTATTAAGCGTTGCTCACACCCCAGTGAAAGTGGCTATGGAACTTGCTTATTTATGCTGCGCCAGGCAGGGAGATATTCTGGACCTGAAGAAAAGCCAGATCCTACATGAAGGCATCATGATCCAGCAGAGCAAAACCACAGTTCCCCAAATTAAAGCGTGGACAGAACGCCTTGATAAAGCAGTAAGGCTTGCTGAATCTCTCCCCCTAAATCCCGGCATGGTGAGTATTTTCCTGCTCCACCAGCCGTCTGGCTTGAGGTATACGAGAGATGCGTTCAATGCTCAGTGGAGTAAAGCCAAAGCACTTGCAGCTGAAAAATTCCCTGAGCTTGATTTCAAATTTACTTTCCACGATTTGAAAGCGAAAGGGATATCGGATCTGGAAGGAACGCTGAATGAAAAACAGGGAATAGCTGGCCATAAAAATGCGTCACAGACTGCACGCTATGACAGAAAAATACCTATCGTTCCGGTAGTCGGGGGGCAGTGA